TTCATATGCAACCCCAGGAGCAAAAATACGTGCAGCTGGATCAATGGCAACATTAATAAAGCTAAATACAGACACTTGGGTACTTGCAGGAGACTTGATTGCATAATGCCAATTCCAGGAGTAACGAGTTCTTCAGATAATCGCCAGCCAGGAACTCCAACTATTGGAGCTGCAACTGCTGGTAATGCTAGTGTATCTGTAGCCTTTACTTCTCCAGCAAATACTGGAAAACCTAATACATCTTTAACCTATACTGCAACAACAACTCCAAATTCAATTACAGGAACTAGTTCTACATCTCCAATTACTATTTCTGGTTTGTCTAATGGTACTTCTTATACCGCAGTTGTTAAATTAAATAATACCGTTCAAGATTCTCTAAGTTCTGCTGCTAGTAATTCATTTACTCCAGTAGCTCCAGGACCGTTCTTCCCGCCATTCTTCCCGCCATTCTTCCCGCCATTCTTCCCACCATTCTTCCCACCATTCTTCCCGTTCTTCCCGTTCTTCCCACCTTACTTTGCCCCTGCTCCAACAATTACCAATCTTTCAATTGTCCCATCCTATAATGGAGGATTCTTAAGTTGGGATTCTACTCTTCAAGCTTCATACATGATTACAACTTCACCTTTCTCAAACCTTAATGGATCCACTGGAAATACAGCTAAATCAAGAACAATGACTGGTGGAGTTCAGTTAACAGAATACACTGTTACAGTAACTGTTTACGCAGGGGCAAGCCAAACTAATACTAGCGCATTTGCTCAAATAATCTTTACAACTACCGAAGCTCCCTAATAATCAATTATTTTAAGGTGCATAAAATAAAAAACCCCTACTTTTTACAGTAGAGGTTCTTTATTACCTAAAGTTTTATTTAGGAAATTTCTGCATCCAAGCCTTAGTCTTTGGCGTAATACCTTTCCAAGAAGACCAGTCATTTCCCCCGTTGGACATATAGTATGCAATCTCCGCATTTTTTACGGGATTGAATAACTCAGCATTTGTATCTAGATCAAACTTATCTCTACGATCAGGACCTAGATTGTCGATCATGTTAATTTGAAACATCCCATAAGAGGAGTCTCCAGTCTTATGATTGCCATTGTATGCCAATGGACGACCATTAGATTCTTTTTTAGCAATAGCCCAAGCTACTACTAAATCCTTACCCTCAAACCCCACAAGGGATAGAAGTTGCTTTAGTTCTTTATCTGTTAAGTGTGTTCTGTTTTCAAATTTAGCTAACATTTTTGCCTTAGAAACAACAAATGCCTCCTTGTCGGAGGCAGGATCTTCTACAGATTTATTTATTAGTAAATTATTTTCAGTACTTGATGCATTAGCAGAGTTACTAAAAGGTGCAATAACACCAACTAATGCTAGGATTCCAATCCAAGCTTGCTTGTCTCTTCTCATAATAATAACCTCCTAGAGAACAAATGCTACCTGTTGGTAGCATGTATTAAGTATAACATAAAATTGACCTCAAAAGCAAACTTTAGGTAACATTTTTATAACTTTTCAATAACTTTCTTAGGAAGTGGTATAATAATAAGATTATGGCTGAAACTACAATCTATGATCTTCCTTATCCCGTTGCAAGCGACCCAGTTGATATTGTGGGAGATATTCAGTCTTTGGCTGAGCGTATTGAAGTAGTTATTACTGAATTTGCAGCTGAGTCAAACGTAACAATTGAAGTTACAAATAGTTCAGGGGCTACAATATCAAAAGGAGATCCAGTATATTTAACTGGACATTCTGGAACTAAACCACAAGTAACTAAACTAACTAACACAATGAATTATCCTATGTTAGGTTTGGCTAAAGATACTTTTGCTACAGCAACTGATGGCATAGTTGTTATTTCTGGTATTTTTAGTAATGTTGCCACATCTTCTTATTCCGTTGGAAATATTCTTTACACTGGAACTTCTGGGGGATTAACAGCAACTCAACCAGCAACTGGAGGAACAGCAGTAGGAGTTGTAGCAAAATCACACGCAACTACTGGTGTTATAATTGTTGGTAAACCAACAGGTAATGGATCTTGGGCAGCATTGAAAGCAGGGTTAGCATAATGGTAAGCTATAGAAATAAAGATGAGAGTGCATTAACATCAGTTAAAGCCCCAACAACATATAATTTAGGAAATAGACCACCATTAATTAATTGGACTATTGTTACTGGAGATAGTGCAGCATTTAGAATTTATGTACAAGATGATTTAGGTGATCCTATTGATGTTGACTTATGGACAATTAGATCTCAATTTAGAAGATACTCTGATAATGTTGGAGACGATCTATTATTTACATTAACACCAACTCCATCAGATCTTGACGGGCCTGGAGAATTTACATTATCTTTGACACCAGCACAATCTAAACAATTATTAACTGCAGATGTATTTGATGTTCAACTATCAGATGCTACCAGAGTTTGGACGGTATGCCAAGGAGAAATGGTTATGATTGGCGAAGTTACAGATCAAGAGTCATAACAAATGGCTAAAGCAAAAGTTATAGATGTAAACCATTATTCAAAAGTTGTATTTGATATAAAACCTAAAGCTTCAAAAGCAAGAAATACTGGTTATTATAAAAAAGTTCAAGTAAAAGAAACTTTACCTTTTAAATTACGAATTACAAATATTGGAATAGATGGGGTAAACCCATTAGCTCCGCCTGGAATTGGTGTTCAAATTATTGGTTTTTCTAACTATATTATCTAATATAAATATGATATAATCAGCATATGGCTAAAATATCAATTGCAAGTGTAAAGGCTTTATTCCAAACTGGAGATCGTCCAAGTCAAACAAATTACGAAGACTTGATTGACAGTGCTTCTGCTCGTTCTACTGACCTTGGTTCAGATGGCAACAATGAGTCTACAATTAATGGTATTGAAAATACTACAATTTTTGATAACTTTTTAGCAAGCGAGTGGAGATCAGTAAAATACATGATCTCAATTAAAAAGACTTCTGGCGGTGCAAATAAATATTGGGCCACAGAATTAACCATAGTCCCTGATGCTACAGATGTAAATATCAGCGAGTATGGGACAGTAGATAATGATGGGAATATTGGCACCATCTCCGTATCTAGAGCAGGCGATACAGTTTCACTTTCTGTAGTACCTGTGGGTGGACAAACCCCGATAACCTTACGCTACTTGCGTATTGGGTTAAAGGCCTAATTAAGGAGATAAAATGGCAACAGTAACAAAAGACTTTAGAGTAAAGGCGGGACTGGTTGTTGAGGGATCAACAGCGACCGTTAATGGAAAAAACATTATCACAGCAGGTGTCGTTGATGCTAAGGGTGATTTAATTGTAGGTAGTGCAGATGATGCAGTAGCTCGTTTAGGTGTTGGCACAAATGGTCAAGTACTTACAGCAGCATCAGGTGCAACATATGGTGTTGAGTGGGCAGCCCCAGCAGCAGTTGGTGTCTTTGCTTCTTCAATTTCATTTGAAGGTTCTACAGCAGATGATTATGAAACAACTGTTGCAGTAACTGATCCAACAGCAGACCGTACGATTACATTCCCAGATGCAACTGGTACAGTAGCGCTTACTTCAGATGTTACAACACACGCAAACCTTACAGAAGCACACGGTGCAACTGGTGCGGTAGTTGGAACAACTAATACACAAACACTTACCAACAAGACACTAACATCACCAAAGGTAAATGAAGATGTTGTTATGTCAGCAACTTCTACAGAACTTAACATTCTTGATGGTGCAACACTTTCAACTACAGAGCTTAACTATGTAGATGGCGTAACATCATCAATTCAAACTCAACTTGGAACTAAGGCTGCTTCTTCAGACCTTACAACTCACACAGGAGCAACAGAAGCACACGGTGCTACTGGCGCAGTAGTTGGAACAACAAACACTCAGACTCTTACAAATAAGACTCTTACAAGTCCAACACTTACAACACCAGCACTTGGCGTGGCTACTGCTGACTCTATTAATGGTACAAGCATTCCAAACACAAAGACACTTGTTGTAACAACAGATAAATTAAACGTACTTGCATCAACATCATCTTCAGAACTTGCTGGAATCATCTCTGATGAAACTGGTACTGGAGCACTTGTTTTTGCTAATACCCCAACACTTGTAACACCAAACATTGGTGCAGCAACTGGTACATCTTTGGTTCTTTCAGGGGACCTAACAGTTAATGGTACAACAACTACAATTAACTCAACAGAAATCACAATTGATGATAAGAACCTTACACTTGGCTCAGTAGCAACACCAACAGATGCAGGTGCTGACGGTGGTGGTCTTACTCTTAAGGGTGCCACAGACAAGACTTTCTCATGGGTAGATGCAACTGATGCATGGACCTCATCTGAACATCTTAACCTTGCTTCTGGTAAGGATTACTACCTAAACGGTACATTAGTAACAGCTGCAACACAAACTCTTACAAATAAGACAATTGATGGTGCAAGCAATACACTTACAGTACGAATTGCAAATGATGTTTCTGGTCTTGGAACTGGCGTAGCCACATTCCTTGCTACACCATCTTCTGCAAACCTTGCTGCAGCGTTAACTGATGAAGCAGGTTCTGGAACAGTAGCATTTACTACTAGCCCAACTTTTGTTACACCAACTCTTGGTGCAGCAGCAGCAACAAGCATTGCTCTACCAGATGCCCTTGTAGGATCTGCAACAGCAACTGCTGGAACTTCGGCAACAACTATTGATACATTCTCAGCAACAACATATACAGCTGCTAAATATATCGTACAAATGAAAAAGGGTACTGATATTGAAGTAATTGAAATGCTTGTAGCGGTAGATGGAGCAAATAACGTTTATGTAACAGAGTACGCTGATGTAATCAGCAATGCTCAATTAGGAACAACAAATGCCGTTTATGACGGTGGAAATGTTCTTCTTCAAGTTACTGGAGCAGCAGCTGATACTGTTGTTAAGGTAAGCAAGACCTACATCGAAGCATAATTAAGAAAAGAGGCTAGAAGTGGCAACTGTAAACAAAGACTTTAAGGTAAAGCACGGGTTAGATGTAACCCAAGGCGGTACTTTTGGGGGAACTGTAACAGTTGCCACTCCTACTGAAAATACACATGCAGTAACAAAACTTTATGTAGATAACTTACTAGGATCGGCAACTCCAATTGTTCCTACTGAATCATCTGCCCCAGTTTCTCCAGTAGATGGACAGCTATGGTTTGATACAGTATCACAACATCTATCTATTTATTCTACTGATGCTGCTGAATGGATTATGATTGCTACATTTTCAGATACCGCTGATCTTAGACAACACATTCACGATACAGCAATTGATGGAACTGGACTAATTGTTTCTATATTCCAAGATGCAGGGTTTTATGATTCAATCTTTACATCTACAGAAATTGCTGGATTTTATGATTCAGATTATTGGAACAACAGTTACGACGGCGGAAGTCCATTAGATAATTTTAGTTAATTATCTGATATAATAGATAAAGGTCTGGGAGGACAAAAATATGGCAACAAGAATGCAACAGCGTAGGGGTACTGCAGCACAGTGGATCTCTACTAACAGTGGCAACGGTCCTATCCTAAACGCAGGAGAAATCGGGTACGAAACCGATACAAACAAATTTAAAATTGGTGATGGTACAAATCACTGGCTAAACCTTGACTACTTTATTGATGCTAATTCAACAGCAAATCCATCATTTGGTTCAAGCATTACATTTGAAGGTGCAACTGCAAATAATTTTGAAACTACGGTTTCGGTAACTGATCCAACAGCTGATCGTATTATCACACTTCCAGATGCTGCAGGAACAGTAGTTCTTGCCGACAGCAGCGGAAATGTAACAGTATCAGGAGACTTAACTGTATCAGGAACTACAACTATCATTAACAGTACAGTACTTGAAGTACAAAATGAAATTAAATTTGAAGGTGCTACAGCAGATGGATTTGAGACAAGTCTTAAGGTTGTAGATCCAACAGCAGACAGAGACATAACATTTCCAAATGCTACTGGAACAGTTGCCTTACTTGATGCTACTCAAACACTATCTAATAAGACAATTAATTTAACTTCAAACACTTTAAACACTACTCTTGCTCAATTAAATACAGCAGTATCTGATGCCGATGTTGCTTCACTTGCTGGATCAGAAACATTAACTAATAAAACTTTAACATCTCCAAAAATTAACGAAGACGTTATTTTATCAGCAACTGCTACAGAGTTAAACGTACTTGATGGAATCACTTCATCTACAGCAGAGCTAAACATTCTTGATGGAGTAACAGCAACAGCAGCACAAATAAATGTTCTTGCATCTTTGACTTCATCTGCAACAGAATTAAACATTCTTGATGGTGTTACAGCTACCACAGCAGAGTTAAATAAGCTTGCTGGAGTTACTGCAACTTCAGCTGAAATTAATACATTAGCTGGAATTACTTCTACCGCTGCAGAATTAAATATTCTTGACGGTGCGCTTCTATCTGTAACTGAACTTAACTATGTAGACGGTGTAACTTCATCTATTCAAACACAGTTAAATAATAAGCAAGCAGTAGTCGCTAATGTTTCAGATACTGAAATTGGATACCTAGATGGCGTTACTTCAGCTATTCAAACACAAATAAATGGCAAGCAAGCAACTGTTGCTAACGTATCAGATGTTGAAATTGGATACTTAGATGGTGTTACTTCAAGCATTCAAACACAAATGGACGCTAAGGCACCACTAGCCTCACCAACATTTACAGGTACTGTAACCCTGCCTTCTGGCACTGTAACAAGCACAATGATTCTTGATGGCACAATTGCAAATGCAGATATTAATGCAGCAGCAGCAATTGACTGGACAAAACTTGGAATATCTTCAACAGTTTCTTCAACTGAAATTGGATATGTAGACGGAGTTACCTCAGCTATTCAAACTCAATTAGATGCAAAGTCACCTCTTGCATCACCTACTTTTACAGGAACAGTAAACGCAGCAGACCTTACTCTTTCTGGAGATCTAACTGTTAACGGAACTACCACAACAATTAATTCAACTACACTAGCTGTGGATGATAAAAACATAGTAATTGGCGATGTTGCTATTCCTTCAGATGTAACTGCAGACGGTGGCGGAATTACACTTAAGGGTGCAACTGATAAAACCTTTAACTGGGTAGACGCAACAGACTCTTGGACCTCTTCAGAGCACATCAACCTTGCTTCAGGAAAAGATTTAAAGGTAAATGGAACCGCAGTTATTAGCTCAACAGCTGGTGGTTTTATATTTACTGATGGCACACAGACAAAAGAAGGAACTCCTTCTCGTACACCAATTATTCAAAAGACAGATTCTTACACACTATCAGCATTAACTGAAAGAGATTCACTAATTGAAGTTGCAAAAGGATCTGCAGCAACAATTACTATTCCACTAAACTCAGCAGTAGCCTTTCCAGTCGGAACCTCAATTGATATCCTTCAAACCTCAACAGGTCAGGTAACAATTGCAGGAGATGCTGGAGTAACAGTAAACTCAACACCAGGATTAAAACTAAGAACACAATGGTCAACTGCAACTCTTTTCAAGAGAGCAACAAACACTTGGGTTGTTTACGGCGATCTAACAGCGTAATAAGGGGATAAAGTAAATGGCTAAAAAGACTGGTAAACGTTCAGCTGCTTCAAATGACTTTTTAGAGCCATTGGCACCAACAAGCGTATCTGCTACAAATGTTGGAACAGGCAGAGCGTTTAATAATGGAGCAGCGACAGTTACATTTTCTTTGCCTGCACTATCCCCTGCTGCTACATCGTTTACTGTAACTTCATCTCCTGGAGAATATACTGGAACTGGGTCATCTTCTCCAATTACAGTCACAGGTTTGCAATCTAACACGGCTTACACGTTTACTGCAACAGCGACTAATGCTGCTGGAACATCTCAAGCATCTACAGCCTCATCTTCTATTACTGCAACAACAGTTCCTGCAACAATGTCTGCCCCAACTCCAACTGCTGGAGTTAACCAAAACTCTATTGCTTTCTCAGCACCAGCAACTGGTGGCAGCACCATTACTGGCTTTACCGTAACAGGATCTGACGGTACTTCTGGAACAGGCGCTACCTCCCCAATTACTATTGCAGACACCGCTGGCACTGCTCAGACATATACAGTTACCGCAACAAATGCTAACGGAACAAGCATTGCTTCTGCTGCATCTGGATCTATTACTACGTTATCCCCATTCTTCCCACCTTTCTTCCCGCCATTCTTTCCATTCTTCCCACCATTTTTCCCGCCGTTCTTCCCATTCTTCCCATTTTTCCCACCGTTCTTCCCACCATTCTTCCCGTTCTTCCCACCATTTTTCCCACCGTTCTTCCCACCATTTTTCCCGTTCTTCCCACCATTTTTCCCGTTCTTCCCACCATTTTTCCCACCGTTCTTCCCACCATACTTCCCACCTGCTTGTTCAGGCCGATATAGCGGATGCGGCAGTGGTTGTTGTGCACCATATGCTTGTCAGTACTTCTGTTGCTACGGGTATTGCGACTATGCTTGTGATGGCGCCAACCTAAGTTGTTAATAAAAATATATACAAAATAATACTACTATGGTATACTTTATTTATAATAAAAAAGAGAGGTTATAATTATGTCTATAGATTTTAATGGTTCACTTAATTTAAACGGAGATATTAATTTGCTGAATCTCCCCGTTGATGGTCGTATTAAATTAGCATTTATAATTAATGAGGTAGTAGAAAGAATAATGGTAGTAAAATCTCCATTACCAGAAATTGTAGCAAGCTCATACACATTTACAGATAAGACAGAACAAAAAAGAATAGAAAATAATAATAATAATTTTTATTTTGAACTTGCATCAGATAGTGAAGAAGTTCTTCCAATATCTAGTGATGAAAGTATGTGGGCATTAATGTCGTCATGCCCCCTAGGAGTAGAAATTCCATCCGATCTAGATGTACAACTTGGGTGGACATATACTGCTGAAAATGGTTTTGTAAGTAATTAAATAGTTTTTATACAATTGATTGGGTTATAATAATGTCTGAAAAATCAGCATGGGAAATTTATAAAGAAAAAAATGCAGATATGCTTAAAGATATGGAAACATATAGAAAAGCAAAACCTTGGGATTTATTAAATCCTAAAACAGAATATGTAGACGAGTCAGTTTCAAAAGATAGATTTGACATTTGCAAGGCCTGCCCTGAACTAATTAAATTAACCTCTCAATGTAAAAAATGCGGATGTTTCATGAAGATAAAAACCACTATGGCTCATGCCACATGTCCTTTAAATAAGTGGTAGCTCCCGTTAAACTATTGCAATAAATAATACTTAAATGATATAATGGATACATAACATAAAGATAGGAATCTTATGGACGTTTATGACGAAAATAATAATCATTGGTTTACTAAAGACAGATCAGAAACTGATTTAAATAGAGTTGTTAGGTCTATACCTGGCAGCAATATTCCTATTAGCAATCCTGGATTAGGGTTAAATATATATCATAATGTTTTTTCTAACAATGACGCTTCTAGATATATAGAAACATTAGAATCAAATCTTACAGGTAATAAGAAATATAAGTGGTCCGAAGCACAAGTAACAAGCTCTACAGTTCCAATTAAAAAAGCAAGAGACGCTGTAGACTTTAAATACAAGCAAGAAAACCTTGGTCCCAAAGACGAACACAATAGAGAGCTAATTGACCTCCATGAAGAGATATATCAAAAGTTAAAAATGTGTATAGACGACTATGCTCATTATTGGGGCATAAATGTTGTATACTATGAAGCCTTTAATTTTGTAAAATATGAAGGCAAAGGAACTCATTTTAATATTCATGCTGACCATGGCCCTTCTTATAATTGCACCGTTTCTGCTGTTATTTATATTAATGATGATTACGAAGGCGGAGAAATAAAATTTCCAAGATTAAATAATTTTGTACATACTCCTAAAGTTGGAGACATAGCAATTTTTCCATCAAACTATATATATGAGCATGCATCCCTGCCTATGAAACAAGGAACAAAATATTGTGTTGTTATTATGACAGACATTAATGAATTGAGTCACTAATGAATAATTTGGCAATCTTTAGATCTTTCAGGCCTTGGTTGAATAAAGATAGCGTTTCTGTTCCAGTACCAACACAAAATGTTATTCCACAATGGTATAAAGATGCAGACAGATTTGCAAAAAATTCAATTAATAATGAATACTATAATGCACCAAAAGAAACTTGTCCTTTTCCAAAAGAAGGTACTATAGATGATTATGGAAAAATTCCTACATGGAAAGCATGTCCTGCAATCATGGATGCATTTTCAACTGGATATGTTTTTAAAACTCCTTGTGATTTAGTATTTTCTAAAAACGCACAAGGAAATATTAATGTAAAGATTGAGGACAAAAGGTATCAAGATTTTTGTACACAAAGACCTCCAATGCCACAGTTTGAGCACCCAAAAGGATTCTATCAGCATCATTTTGCCTGGAGTTCAGATTGGGGACTTGAGCTTCCAGAAGGTTACAGTGCGCTATTTATGACACCAATGAATAGGTTTGATTTACCATTTTTAAATACAACAGGGATTGTTGACTCAGACAAGGTTCATTTGCTTGGAAGCTTTCCATTCTTTATTGCAGAAGGTTGGGAAGGAACAAT